GAAAACCGGGGGCGGACTGGGACAGCGCGAAAATTCCCGCGGGGTCCGAAATGTCCACGTCCATGTTGCCGGACAGCGTGTAGGAATACGTCACGGCCCCGGACCGCACCGTCCCGCACAGTTTCGTGGTGTCGTCTCCCTGATCCTTCTCCGCGGAAATCACCGCGTTATTGATCAGGCATGACACGTCGTGTTCCGTCCCGGTGGCCCCAATCGTGAGGGTTCCGGGCCCCAACTTGTGAACGTCTCCAGCAGCCATCGGGGCCGCCTCCCTTACGTGGTCAGCCGGACGCGGAGCCCCGGCATGTATTGGTTATCGGAAAAGCCGATGGCCACCGGCTCCACATATTCCACGCGGCCCAGGTCCAGCAGCACCGGTGCCAGCACGTCCCGCAACTGGTCCCCCTGATCCGCTGTTTCCTCCAGATAGTTGGCCGGCAGCACCGCGTAGATTTCCCAAACGTCCACCCTCAGCTCACACAACTTGCCGGCGTACGTGGACTGAACCCACTTCGGCCACGCGGCCCCGGCCGTGGCCGTGTCGGGGACCACCGCGTATCCGGTGAGCCCGTCCACGGCATCCAGTGCGGCCACCAGCTCCGCACGTGCGGCGGTGGACGTGTGGACGGTGCGGGCCGCGAGACTCATGCCAGCACCTGCCGCCGGTAGGCGCGCTCATGCTCTTCCACCAGGGCGTCCAGAAACGGAAGCCGTTGGATGCCAAACTCCGCGGCGTCCAGCCCCACCATGCCCAGCGGCAGGTTCCGGGCGGCTACCTCCCGCTGGATACGCCGGAGCCACGCCTGTTCTAGCGGGGCCGGGTACGTGGTGTCGGGGTCCGGCCACTTGCACCGGGCATCCTGATCCCCGGAAGCGGTGTCCATCATCCGCTGTAGGTCTTCGTCCGTCAGCGCCGTGGCGGGGATACGGAGGTATCCCCGCACGGTCCCAACGTCCGGGCGTGTGGTCACGATCAGACCGGGGCCGGCACGGTGAACACGGTGAACGCTTCGGGGTTCACGTTCACAAATGCGCCATAGCCGGCGTACCCGACCAACTGCCCCAGTACGTCCGGCTCCCCGACCTGCAACAGCCCGTCCACGTCTTCGTACCACTCCGTAAAGCGGGCCGGGCCGGTGATCAGGGTGTTAGCCGGGAAGTGCTCATCCACCACCATGTTGAGCCCCAGCGGGGACCCGGCAGCACCGGAGACGGACATGCCGGGGAACGCGGGAGCGCCGGACTGTGTGTTGGTCAGTCCGCCCAGCCGGCCCCACACGTCCGGGGACGCGTACATGGTGTCTGCCAGTGCCCCACCGGCCGCCATGGCAGTGGCGGCAGCGGTGTAAAGGGCTTCATTGATCCCAGCGAAATCCCAGGTCGGGATCGGCACGTCAGGGTTGGGGCCGCCGGCCGTGGCCAGGAACTCCGCGGCCGCGTCTTCACAGGTGGCCAGCGCGTACATGGCAGCGAAATCGTCAAAGACGATGTTCAGAATTGCGGGGCTGGTCCACTTAATGTCCTGCCGGGAAATGTTCAGGTGGCCGGCAAACGTCTTCGCGGTGGTGGGGATGGACCCAATGATGATCTTCTGGGACTCGGTGAGGGTCTTCTCCCCAGCCTGTACCCCAACGGCCACGTGCTGGGAAATCTTCGGCCGGTCAAACTTCCCGGCCGGCAGCGGCCGGCGGGTGCAACTGTTCACAAACGGCCGCGTTGCGTTCAGGAAGTTCAGCACCGGGCCCAGCACCGGGCGGGGAATGATCCCGGGGTTGTCCGCGGTGGTCTGGTGCGCGGTGGCCCGCTCCAGTGCCTCCCGGGCCACCGGGTCCCGGAGCATCAGTGCCCGGTGGACCGTGATGGCGTAGTCACCCGGGGTGGGGAACTCCCGGGCCACGTCGTATTCCTCCGGGGCGGGGCCACCGGTGGAACGGGGGGCAGCCGGCGGCACCGGCAGGGACCGGCGGAGTTCCCCGACCTTCGCGGCCCGCGTCTCCAGCTCGGAGTAGTGACCGATGGCGGTCTGGAGTTCCTCCAGCCGGGACCGGTCCCGGTCCACCTGTGCCTGTTCGGCTTCGGAAACGTCCCGGTCTTCGGTGGCGGCCCGGTCGATCAGGGACGTGATGCCGTTGGTGATTTCGTCAAACTGTGCGTTCAGTCGGTCCAGGTACGCGCCCATTGGGGGGCCACCTTCCAGAGTTGCTATCTCTGGCCGGGTGGCGGTTTGTCTACGTGTCCCCGGGTGGCGGCTCCAGATTGGGCCGGGTGGCGGGTGGCACGGGCACCGGGTGGCGGCTCCCTAACGGCTTCTCACGCTACTCCCGGCACCGGGGCCCGGGGAAGGGGCCCCGGGCCGGCAGGGGCCGATTGTGGGCCGCTCACACGGTGAAACGGACCGCCTCCACCCGCTCCAGCGCGGCCACCACCCTGTCCCCGGAGTTGGGGCCCGTCCGGATCGTTGCCTGTAGGTGCATCCCCCGGGCGAACCGCAGCGGCCCCGGGGTTTGATACTCCGCCCAGTCCACGGTCACGTCCCGCACGTTCAGCCAGGTCCCACCGATCAGCACCCCGGTGATCAGGGACTCGGTGACGGTGATCACGGGACCACCCCGTCCGCGTACGGGTTCAGATTCTGCCAGGTCCGGGCTTCCAGTTCCTCCGCGATGATGGCCGCCCCGTCCATGTCCCCAACCTCCACACGCCGCTCCAGCACGGGCTCCAGCTCGACACGGGACAGCCGGGACAGGTCCCCCAACTCCGCGTCCACGGTCATGGTGTGGGCCGGGTCGGAAGGTGGGCCGCAATCTCCCGGAGCGCGTCCAGCCGCGGGGTGGCGCTAGGCGCGTACACCAGCCGGTGGTCCCGGGCCACCGTCACGCCGGCCCCGGCGTACTGGGGCTGTGCGGTGGCGGCCACGTGGGACAGCCCGCACAGTTGCCGCCACACCATCCGTTCCCCATCGGCCCGCTGGACGGACCGGGACCGGTACACCCGGGCCGACACGGACCAGCCCGTCAGTTCCCCAGCCCGGGCCGCTTCCGCGGACGGGTGTGTCCGGTCCAGCCGGAACGATGGCCACAGCCCTTCGGAGTCTTCGCGGAGTTCCACACACCGCCCCAGGAAACGGTCCCCTTCGTCACCCGTGTGGCCCAGCATCAGGTTCACCCACCGGCCACCCTTCGCCACGTCACGTGAGAATGATTCCCGCTCAAACCCTTCCCAGTAGAACTGTTTACCGTCGTCGGACACGCGCTGTTCCCGGTCGTACGGCACCGCCAGACCGGTCACGGTCCACCCGTCCCCCACGGGCTCCAGCGCGGCCGCGCTTCGTTGGATCACCAGCTCAGGCATTCGGGGTCACTTCCTCCAGTGCATCGGGGGCCGGCTGTGGCCCCAACTCTTCCGGCCCAGGTTCGGGGGGCTCGAGAATTTCGGGGGCCGCCGGCTTCTCAGATTCCGGCATCGGGGGGCGGCCCATCATGGCCCGGGCTTCGTCCACGGTGAGCACCTTTGACGTGACCAGCGACCCGATCACTTCGGCCGTCGTCTTCGTGTCGGCCCGCATGCGGGATGCCCAGTCCCAGACCACCGTCCAGCCGCGGGGCATCAGCCATTTTGTGAACGCTTCGGCCAGCGGGGACGCGTACCGGTCCACCGAGTCCCGGACGAAATCAATGTCCGCTGTCTCCACCGTTTGGTAGGTCATGGACGGACCTTCCAGCCCCAGTTTGTAAGAGGGGATGCCCAGCATCATGGCCACCGCGGACGCGTTCCACTGTCGGGACTCCACCAGTTGCGCGGACTCCGCACTGGACACCACCGGAGTCAGCACGTACCCGGACGGCAGGACCACCGGCTCCCGGGTGTTGGTCATGTCCCGCCACGATTGCTTCAGGTCTGCCGCCTGATCCTCCGTCAGCATGGTGGGGGACTGGAGCACCGCCGGGGGCAGCGCGGCACCGGTGAAGTAAGAGCCGGCGTGTGTCTCCGCGGCCAGTGCCCCGCCCAGGGATTCCCCGTACTGTGCCAGCACCCCGCGGCCCAACGGGTTCCCGGACCGGTTGCCGGCGGACGCGTGCAACAGGTCCCCGGGGTCCACCATCGTGCCGCCCATGGTGAAGTTCCACCGGAACGTCTCCGGGTCCACGATCAGCCACACGTCATCGGCCGGCACCGGCACCAGCCACGCCGGCCGCAGCGTCCGGTAATCGGGCTCCCCGTACAGGGCAAAGTGGTTTCCGTACAGGATCAGGTCTTCCACCGCGGCCCACCGGTAGTTCCACGGGGTGGTCATCGGGTCCGGGTCCGTCAGGACCGCCGGCTGGTCCGCCACCCGCATGTTGACGTTTGCGGCCGCGTCCCACTTCACCGCGTGCCATGCCGTGGCCGCCACCGCGTTAGCCAACAGCGCCACACCCCGGCCGAACGGGGGCAGCCCCATGGCTTCCGCCTCCGTGGCCGGATACGGCCGATCCGGGTACGGCTCCCCCGTCAGCGCGGCCCAGTCGGACCGGGGCCGCAACCCGTACCCGCGGCCATACCAGCCGGCGGTCCGGCCGCCGGCCAGTGCCGCCACGTCGTCCCGTGTAGCCATCACGTGCTCCGATCAGTAGACGAAGAAATCCAGTGGGGCCGCGTCCAGCTCGGGGGCAGCCACCGCGGCCACCGCCCACGCCGTAGCCCGCAACAGGTCAGACCGGACACCCTTGTGGGCCGGCATCAGTCCCCCGGACGTGGTGGGCACCACCCGGAAACTCCGCACCTGTGCCAACAGCCCCCGGTCCCCAGGGTGGGCAACCTTCCCGGCCCGCACCACAGCCCGCAGCATCGGCAACGCACCCTGTGACACCCGGGTCCCCGCCTGTTCGATCACCACACCTTCGGGCAGGAAGGAACGCGCTTCGGGGGTGGGCAGCGACCCGCCCAACCACAGGGTGGAGCCCGGCCGGGCGATGCCAGCCACCCACTGGTAAGCCTCCGTCCGGGTCGCGCAAATCCCGCCCCAGGTCAGCACCCGCCCATCCGGCAACGGCACCGCGGCAGCAGCGGCCGCACCCAACCCATAGAAATCCTCCACCGCACACACCGGCAGTTCCGCCGGCGGGGGCACCGCGTACAGGTCCGTCCCGGACACCCACTGGTCCGAGTCCAGCAACAGCTCGGAACGGGTGGTGGACACCAGCCGCCGGGCCGGCCACACGTTCAGATACTGGGACCGGAACGACTCTTCCGGGTCGTCTTCGTCCGGGTCTTCAGAATGCCCATCCTGAACCCGGGACAACTTCGCTTCCAGCATCCGCTCCCGCCCCGGGGTCCAGTGCGGGGAAGCCTGCCGCCACGCGTCCCGGTCCCCCAGGTCAGACCCCCGGGCCGCGGACCACTCCAGCAGCAACGAAGACTTGGGAGCCGCCCACGCCGCCAACATGCCGGCCCGGCGGACCGGCACCAGTGCCGTGGCCCGGCGGTGAGCCGTCGAAAAGATCACCAGTTGCCCCGACAACCGTTCCGACAGGGTGGGCTCCAGCCCCTCTTCCACCACCTGTGCCGGAATCCCCCACCCTTCGTCCGCCAGCGCTTCGGTCACCGCGTACCCGTACACCGCACCACCGGCCCGGACCAGCCACCGGGACCCGTCCGGCACCCCGATTTCCTCCTGATGGTTCGCCTCCCGAACCGTGTACCCACCCGCGGCCTTCGCCCACGCCCGGGCCGGCCGCTGCACCTCCCGGCACACCTGAACATCCTTCCCGGTGTGCATCACCAGTTGCTCTTCACAGAACAGCGCTTCGGAATGCAGCCGCCACATGGCCAGTTCCCGCAACCCCACCGACTTCCCCACCTGACGGGCCGTGGTCACCAGCGCGTCCATCCACACCAGTTGCCCTAGCGCGTCATGCTCCAGCAACCGCACCAGCGCCAGACGCTGCCACCACCGCAACTCCACACCCCGGGCCCGGGACGCCTCCACCGCCTCCCACCCGTACGTCCCCACCGCGTCCGGGTGCGGTGGCGACATGAGACGCGGCCACGTGGCATTCACAGGCACCGCCAGCAGCGGCTCCAGCCACGGAGCCCGGTCCATCCAGATCGGATCGGACGGGGCCGGGGATTCCACGGGCGGGTCCGGGTCGTCCGGTTCGGTGTCGTCCGGTTCGATACCCTTCGGGGGTATCTGGCCAGGTGGGAGCCTCCTCTCTACTC